TTCAGTTTCATGGCTGCCTTTAACAGCTTTGCAACTCCGACCGCTTCCGGTGTCGGGTTCAAATTCCGCCCTACCTGTGCTGTCATATATCCAACAGCTCTCATAAGATAGAAATCCCATATATAACAGTCTGAATCCCTGTCATTCCATTCACTCACTGCTTCCTCTATGAACTTTTTCCTGTTCAGTCTCTTTTTATCTGGAGGGATCAGCCCTTTCTCCTGCAGTTCTTTCTTATACTTTCTGTTGAAATCCTTCTCCTTCTGTGTCATTCTCTTTTTCTTAGCTGCCATTTCCGCTCTCCTCTCTGTCTGCCTGTTCTTTCAACTGCTCCATTGCCTTAAGATGCAGTTCCAGCATGTTATCCCTCACATCATCCATGCTCATGCCGTGCTTATAGGCTTCCAGTCCGATGGTCTGCTGGAGTGCACCACACATCACTGCACGGTCCGTCATATCCGCATCCTTGAATTCCAAAAATACGCCTTTCTCATTCCGGACAATCTTCATCTCCG